AGGAGAACACGCACACAGCATATAGCGTACGGTGTTGAGTGCAAGCAACTTAATGGTGTTACCGCAGTCCTTGGATTGCCAGCACACGCAAAGGCGTACGCGGACATCTTCAACGCGGATCCTATGGGTGTAGAATACATCATAAATAGAGCATGCACGTTGGCAGCTATGCACTATGATGACCTGCCTGAATCGCTCAAGTCACCTGGCCATGAGAGCAAGTGCACGTTACATAGCAAGGATGGTGGGTGTCTGGGGTATGCATTGGCCTTTTGTGTTGGTAACAATGTTCAGGCTGTTAATGCTATGAGCACTTACAATTATCCAGCCACCATGAACCAAAGCGTTGAGGCATGTAGGAAGAATAAGGTTGATTACACTATCATGCAGGGCCAATGGAGTAATCGTTCTTCACCAGAATTGGTGATCAATGATTACTTGACACGTGCCAAATCCTCACCCATGATGTATCTATTCAGCAACCACGCTGTATCAGTTACTAGTGAGAGTTCTGAGATTGTCACTTTTAGTGGCACTGTAAGGTATAAAGTCGATCTCATGTCTGAGGAGGTTACAGAGATAGATTACTTCTAGTGAATCATCTCACGTTGGGTCAATGTGAAGAAAATAGCATTGAAATAACCACCTAATCGGTTATTACGTACCTGATAGGCAGGCAAATCATATAAACAAATTGAGAAGTATGTGTGATCCCAAAGCGCACGTAGGTCCAAAAAGCAATTGCCATCATTGATGGTGATCACTCATATTGTACCATTAAGACCTGGTGGTTTTAGCTTAGTCTCATTCGAGGCGAGATCAGTCAAATGTAGCAACACTTAATGTAGTGCTCTGCGAGGTCTCCTGTGTGGGAGTCGTGATGTACAACACTACACGATAATGGGCCCGTGACCCATTCACAGCATGATCAGGCGTTAAGTGTATCTGACTTAATGGCCAGACAGTATTAAAGCGCTGATCGGTCGATAATTCGGCTTAAGGTATATCGGTTGCAGTGTTACAACAACGCTGTTATGGTGGTGGGTTTAGCATTACCCATACAAAAATGCGATGCATGTGTATATTATAAACGAACTCTACCTACCATAGCCATGACTACTCAATTGTTCTTTGAAGAAGGGGGTGCACCGTTAGTGGAGCAGTTCCTTATCAAGATAAGTGGTAAATCTGCTGGTGACCGTGAGGTCATACACAATGAGAAGGTCACTGAAGCCGTTGGCTTCACCAAACCCAGAATGTGGGACCCTTCACAACACACCAAGATCCAAGAAGCGGCTATAAACCGCTCATTGGTAATCTGGAAGAGGGATCCAAAGTACAGCTTCATTCCGGGTCCTGGTGTTGTCGGTAAAAGTGTGACACTTCACGTGTGTTGGGTTCCGCCAGGACACAAGGCACCAGCTACAGAAGCCGAGTTTGGATGTATGCCTGGGTACCAGGTTGAGACCTTCGGTGGTCTCAGCGACCCAAACTTCAATAGGGGCTGGATGGATGTACCCTTTTCAACAGCGAGACACAGAATTATAATCTCAAATGTTATAAAGGTTTCCACACCTATGAAGTTATGCTGGGCAGTGGAATGTGAATCCATAGGCGACAAGAAAGGCACTGGTGCCCTCTTCTTCTTGAGAATAGATGGGTTAGTCGAGGTCTTTGGTTCATTTATGTAAACGTTCACCATGGGTTTCTTCGATTCAGATGCATTTGAAGGCATCACTTCTCATTCAGTTATTCCTGATGATTTTTCCTACTCTAATGAAAAAGGATCAAAAACACTAAAAATATCATACAACCTTCCAAATTTCTCCTTGTCTACTTTCTATTTCAGTCAATGCAAAGAAGACTATGACTCTGGTGTCTTTTGTGACGCACCGATCATAGAAGAAAAACTTGTCGAAATCGAGGTTGCTAAACCAAAAATAGTTGTCAATTTTACGAGCAAGAACTTCAATCAGGCTTGGATTTGTGATCTCACTCCCAAACTGATTTCAGGGTATTCTAGTTACAATCTGAATGTCAATCGATGGTTGTACACAGAAGAGCCTGTTATCTTTGATAAGACCAAGCATGTACTGCTTGATGATCATGATAAGCTGCTTGCGAGTAAGCAGAAAGAAATCGATGACATGTTGGCCACTATGGAAAAGAAGGAACGCAGGTCTGGCATTCCAAGTATCATTCAAATGGAGTCTGTGTCTTTGACTTCAGTTGATGAATGGCTTAAAGTAGCTAGCCAACAGGAATTGATTTCAGTTTTCAACAAGATTGATGCAAGGATTGAAACAAAGCACAAAATTGGAGCTAGAGCAACAATAGTTGGATCACCAGGTGCAGACGTAACAATTGATCAATTTGGATTGATTGTTCGTTTGGACACTGAGGATGGTCGATCTTTTGTTTTGAGAGATGGAGATGATATTGAGGTACCACTCTACCCTGATTAACATGCTCTTGTAAGAGCCAGATTTATGCACAATAAGTTGCATGAATCGGTTAAAGAAACATACATATTTAGAATACCAGCGAATACTCGCAGCTGGCG